CATATCGGCTGGGTGGCAGAGGGCAGTAGTCGACGTGAGCCGCTGGCGCTGAAAAGCACGGAGGCACTCGACGCGATTATGCCGGACTGGCGCGATCGGGCGGATTTGCCGCGCTACCTGGTGCAGAGCGAGACCAGCGTGCGTGTGGTACCCACGCCGATCTGCAGCGGTGAGCTGAAGCTGGAAGGCTACCGGCTTCCGCTCAGGGCGGAGCGCACGAAGCCGGAAATCCATCAGGCCCACCATTCCTACCTGGTGTATTGGGCGCTGAAGCGCGCGTATTCGGTACCTGACTCCGAAACGATGGACTTGGGCCGTGCGGTTGATGCCGAGCGGCTATTCACGCGGTACTTCGGCGAGCGCCCCGACTCCGACCTGCGCCGCCTGACGCGCGAAGACACCGACCACCACAACCGGGCGTTTTTTTTGTAGGGGAAGTACATGGGCAACCACGTTGGGACGCATGTTCAGGAGAGTGTCGTTGAGGGCGTTGTTGTGTCTGTGTCCAGCAAAGCTACCTGGGGAGGCGCCGTGACAGGGATCGTGGGGTATTTGGCACAGGTCAACTGGATCGGCTGGGCCAGTGTGCTCATCGCGTTCATTGGCCTCGGCTTCAACGTCTACTTCAACCACCGTCGTGATAAGCGCGAGGCCGCAGAGAGTGCAGCCAGAACAGCGCGGGAGACGGCGGAAAGCGCGGCCCGTATTGCCGCCCTGCATGACAGGTGCGAGCTATGAACCGGGCGCGCACGTACATCGGCGCGCTGACTATCAGTGCGGCCGGCTTCATGGGGTGGGTAGCGTCTGAGGGGTTCACGCCCGGCCCGGTGATTCCAACCCAGGGCGACGTGCCCACTATCGGCCACGGCTCAACCCGGTACGAGGATGGCACACCTGTCAGGATGACGGACCCGCCGATTACGCGCGCGCGGGGTGAGCAGCTGGCGCGCAACCTGATGAGTCAGGACGAGGTGCGCTTTCGGGCATCACTGCCGGGTGTGGAGCTGTATCAGGAAGAGTACGACCTGTATCTGGACTTTGTTGGGCAGTACGGGATCGGCAACTGGCGGGAATCGAGCATGCGGCGCGAGCTGTTGGCAGGCAACTACGTTCAGGCCTGCGACGCGCTACTGCGCTGGCGGAAAGCGGACGGCTACGACTGCTCAACCCTCGTCAACGGCCAGCCGAACCGGCGCTGCTGGGGCGTCTGGACTCGACAGCTGGAGCGGCATGAGAAGTGCCGGAGCGTTCAATGACTCGGGTTCTGCTTGGGGTGGCCGGGGCTCTGGCCATGCTGCTGGTGCTGACCGCATTACGGCTCAATGACGTTGGGGCAGACCTGGCACAAATGACTGACAAGGCTGAACAGGCTACCGCTCAGGCAGCATCGCTGCGAACCACCCTGCGCCTGCAGCGCGAGCTGACAGAAGATCAGGCGGCGATCGCCAGCACCTACCTACAGGAGAAGACCAGTGCCGAAAAGAACCGTGAGGATCTGTATGAGTGCCTTGCTACTGGTGCTTGCGGGCTGCGTGTCGCAGCCACCTGTGAGCACGACGGTGAGGCCGGGGCCGCTGGATCCGGCGCTGATGCAGGAACCCCAAGACTTACAGCCGCTGCTGAACGAGCTTATCCAGCCCTACAAGCTGGACTCCACGACCAGCGGGCACAAATAAAAGGGCTGCAGGACGCGCTGTTCCTGCTGCATCGCAGTTGTCGACTTGTGGGTGAGCCTGAATGATCGAGGTACCGCTGACCATTTACCAGGGCAAGACCCTTGAGTTCGCCCTGCAGTACGCCGAAGACCACTTCACCTACTGCGATATCGTCGCTGTGCCGTCGCTGGCGCCGGTGCGGTTAAGTGTGCCGGGCCACGGTATTCCGGACGGATGGCCGGTGACGATCCAGTGCGTGAGACGCCCTGACGAGCTGAACGGCGACTACCTGGCCACGGTGATCGACGACGACACCATCGAGATAAACGACCTTGTGGGATCGTGCTGGCGCCACCAGTGGTCGGCCGGTGGCCACGTTCGGTACCCAACCCCCCAGGACATCACCGGCTGGTCTGCCAGGGCAACCCTGCGCCGGCGCGTTGGCGACGACAGCGCTGCCCTGACCTTTCACTCTGACCCTGCCCAGAACCCGGACGGCCTGATCATCGTTGACCCGGCAGAGCACTCATTCACCCTGAAGTTGGATGAGGCCGCGGCCAAGCAGCTGCAGCCCATGGTGGGGGTGTGGGACGCCGAGGTCATCGACCCGGCCGGCAACGTGTTCGCGTTGGTGGGCGTTAGCCCCTTTGAGATTGCTGCTGAGGTGACAGAATGAGCCGCGTCATTGCAGTGAAGCAGGGCCCGGAGCGCCGGGTTATTCGCGCCGGCATGCGGGGTAGGGTGGGACCAACCATTACTGCTGCTTCGGTCGGCGCCGATGGGCACCTTATTTTGACCCTGGAAGGCGGCACCCAACTGGACGCCGGCGTGATCGACCGGCCTTGGGGCACAATCCTAGGGGATATCACCCAGCAGCTCGACCTGATGGAGCGGTTTGGGCTCAAGGTCAACCAGGACACATACAGCGCATTTGTGGTCGCAACCGACAATGCGCTGGGTGACCGATACACCAAGACTGAATCTGATGGGCGATACGATGCGGCCGGCACGGCCAGCGGCGCGGTGGCCACTCACGAGGCTCTGCCGGATCCCCACCCCCAGTACACCACGGCGGCGGAAGCGGCAGCCGCCGCACCGGTACAGACTGTCGACGGCGCGACGGGTGATGTCAATCTGAGTGGCAGCTATGACGCGCTGGGGTCAGCCGCAACACGTATCCCGCTGGACCAAAAGGCGGTAGCGGACGGCGTTGCAACGCTGGACGCTAACGCAAAAGTGCCGCTGAACCAGATTAACGACGCCATCCTTGGGCAGATGAGCTACCAAGGCTTGTGGGATGCTTCGACGAATACGCCGACACTGCCGGGCACGCCCGCTCAGAAGGGCGACTACTACATCGCCAGCGCCCCCGGCACGCAGTTCGGTATCACCTTCGCAACAGGGGACTGGCTTGTCGCAAACGACGACGAGTGGGGCAAGGTCGACAACACGGACGCCGTTTCGACTGTGCAGGGTCGCACCGGCAACGTGGTTATCACAAAAGCCGATCTAGACATCGAAGAAACCTACACGCTCGCGGAAAAGAACAAGCTAGCCGGGATTGCTGCTGGTGCGACGGCCAACGCCACCGATGCCCAGCTGCGCGATCGAGCGACCCACACGGGCACCCAGGCCATAGCCACGGTGGACGGCCTGCAGGCAGCGTTGGACGCGCTGGCGCAGGCGGACTCCGACCTTGAACGGCGCTTGACCTATGGAGCATATACGCAATGACCCCGAAAACTTGGAAGCTGACCGCGTATACCGTGGACACGTTCACCAGCGTTGTCGCAGAAGACGCAGACGTTACCGGCGTCATCGTGTCGAACACTGACCTGCTTAACGATGCGGTTGTTGTTATCCGCCATGGCACAGGCGACATCAGCGGCACCAAGCTGATTCCGGCCGGCGAAGCGCTGCGCCTGAATACCCCGACGCTGCGCACTTCGGCAGCCTCCCCCCTGCAAGCCAAGGCAGACATTGCCGGTGTAGTGTTTACCGCCAGCGGGCTGGCCGTTGCATGAGTATCTGGACTCCCATGTGGGACAAGGTGCTGGACGCCAACCCAATTGCTGACGCCATCGCGCTGGACTTGGATTATCGCAATGACCGTTATCGCGCACTCGACAGTGGGGTTTTAGTTGAGAAGCCTTGGTCAGATATCGTCAATAACTACTCAGCACCGGCTGGGCGGACTTACTTTGATAGCTCTGGGGTTTTGCAAACTGCTGCCGCGAATACTCCGATCAGGGCTTTTGACCCAGCGACGGGGGAGCTTCTGGGGAATCATATCTGGGGAAGTTACACCTGTCTAAATCATCATTCTTTTGACCCCACAAACTCCGCGTGGATAGTCACGGGCGCAACGAGGACTCCCTACGGTAGCGCTGTCGGAGAGTTTACTCCGGTATACGTCGAGAGTACCGGAGGGACGTGGAATCGCCTACTTGCCACTTTCATGAGCGGACAAAGTTCTTACGTTGTCCGGTGCTTGTATTCCGCTGGCACATCCGGGCGGTTTCGCATAACTTGTCGTGACACCGCGAACAGCCTAGAGACCCAGCTGGCGGGTACGGTCAGCGGTACTAAGACGTTTATTACCTCTGCGGCGGGCCCAGTTACCATCATTTCCGATAGGACACTACTATCCGGTATTCGCGAGACTGTTATCAGCTTCACGCCTAACACGCCGGGGACGGGCGTATCCTTCGGTTTCGGGCCAGACAGTGTGGTGAGCGGAGAGAGCGTGTTACTTTATGGAGCTTGCGTGTATGCAGGACTAGCGGTGCCTCCGCTTGTTAAAACTTCCGGAGCTTCTCTACCCATCGCAGCAGAAAACCAGATCATCGACGGTAGTGTTTTTTCAGATATTTGGAATGAGTCCGGCGTGTCCGTATTTGCCAAAGTTAGATCGAACTACAACTCCGACGCCTCCATGATACTATCCGCAGGGACAGCTTTCGATAACTGGGTAGCACTACGCAGGCTTCGCGGTAGCAGCCCACTGAACTACCCAGATGCAGTAGTCACCCCTGTAGGTGGCGGGTCCCCCGCAGCATTTTCTGCGTCTACAGCCGCGGCCGCGTCGTTGGAGAATATAGCGTTCTCTATAAAAGATTCGGAGTTTGCGTACTTTGCGAGAAACGGAAGCGTATCTACTACGCCGCCATTTATACCTGGAATGCCGACAGTCACTCAGATGGAATTAGGTTTTCGTGCTTTTGGCACACCCTATCACTTGAATGGATACATTGAGCGCCTTGTTATGTTCAATCGCGCGCTGCCTCCCTCGATTCTTCAGAGGCTGACGGCCTGACCTTCTGAAGTTGCCGGTACTACAAAACCCGGCGGTACATCGGTACATGCCCACATCCGTGTAGAGCCAGGCCAGCATGCCCGCTCTGGCCGCTGCTGTCGCTGGCCACCTCGACAAAACGCTAACCCCATCACAACCGCTGCGGCGGTTTTTTTGTGCCTGGAGATCCAATGAGAGTTTCGCAACAAGGGCTCGCGCTCATCAAAGAGCATGAGGGGCTGCGGCTGGAGGCTTATCTGTGCCCAGCAAAAATCTGGACCATCGGCTATGGCCATACAGGCGGCGTGCAGCGCGGACAGCGGATCACAGCAGGGGAGGCGGAGCGCCTGCTGCTGGCCGATCTGCAGAGGTTTGAGCAGGCCGTCAACCTCGGCGTTAAGGTGCCTCTGACACAGGGCCAGTTTGACGCCTTGGCGTCCTTCGCATTCAACGTTGGCGTCGGCGCGTTTCGCGAGTCCACACTGTTGCGGCTGCTGAATCACGGCGACTACCAGGGCGCGGCCCGCCAGTTCGACCGCTGGGTGTACGGCGGTGGCCAGGTGCTGCCCGGGCTGGTTAATCGGCGGGCTGATGAGCGCGCTCTATTCGAGGAAGCGGCTCATGCTGAGTAAATACAAGCTCTGGCTGCAGGTCGGCGGCCTGGTGGCGCTGGTGCTGCTGGGGCTTGGTGCGGGGTGGAGCTGGCAGGGCTCGCGCTGGGAGAGCAAATACATCGCTCTCGGTGCGGAGTATGCAGAGGCGCGGGCAGCAGCCGAACGGCAGGCCCGGTCAGAGGAAGCGCGGCGCGCAGCCGCTGTAGAGGGGATACGACGTGATGCAAAAAACCAGATCCAGCAGGCTGAGGCTGATACCGCTGCTGCTAATTCCGCTGCTGACAGCCTGCGGCAGCAACTCGCCGAGCGTACCCGTCGAGCCACCCAGGGTGCCGGCGCTTGCCCCGGAGGCTCGCCAACCACAGCCACCCTCATACTGTATTCCAAGCTGCTCGACCGGGCTGATGCGCGAGCGGGAGAGCTGGCAGCAGAGGCTGATCGACGACGAGTAGCGGGGCTGGCGTGTGAGGCGCAGTATGATTCGTTGAGCCAGCGACGAGATTAG